CGGTGGCTTGACCGCGCCAGCGATCAATAAACCGTTTTAATGTCCTGATCCGAGGGCGTTGGGCAGACTGCCCACATGCCCCTCGTTCCCAGCACCCTTTCCGACGTCGGCACCGGCTTTGCACAGGTGGCGCTGAGCCTCGCCAGCGACCGCGCTGACGGCCTGTTGAACGACCGCGCGGCGCGCCTGGTCACCGATGTGGACGACATCCACCAGGAGGTGATCCTGGTGCTGTTCACGCCGCTGGGCGCGGACGTGCACCGGCCGGACTTTGGCTCGGACTGGTGGCACTGGATCGACAGCCCGATAAACGTGGCCCGGCCGCACATCGTGCGCGCGGTGGTGAGCGCCATTGAGCGCTGGGTGATCCGCCTCAAGCTGGTGCGCGTGGTGCTGACGCAGCGCGACGACAACAACTACGCCACGAAAGACTTGCTCGTGGAGTGGAAGTTTGTCGACGGCGTGGCCGAGCAGATTTTCTCGTCCAACGTCCGGCTTGACGACTTGCTGACTTCGCTGGGAGTGATCGCGCAATGACGCTCTTGGACCGCTCGCTGGCTGAGCCGAATTTCATCGACCGCGACGCCGAGGCGATCACGCGCGACATGGTGCGCATGTACGAGGAGCTGACGGGCTTCACGCTGTACCCGGCGCAGGCCGAGCGGCTGATGGTGAACGTGATCGCCTACCGCGACAAGCTGATGCGTGAGGCGATACAAGACGCGGCGAAGCTCAACCTGGTGCGCTACTCGCGCGGTGTGATCCTGGACTACCTGGGCGAGAACATCGGTGTGGCGCGGCTGGACGCGGCGTCGGCCGAGTGCGTTGTGCGGTTCAGCTTTTTCCCGGTGCCGCTGGTGGGCACGGTGCTGCCCGCAGGCACACAGGTGAGCACGTCATCTGCCAGCGGCGCGGCCCTGGTGTTCGCGACGGCGACGGATGTGCTGGTGGCTGCTGGCGCGGAGCAGGTGGATGCGCGGGTGGTTTGTGAGACGCCGGGCGCTCTGGGCAACGGGTTTCTGCCGGGGCAGATCTCCCGGCTGTACAGCGCGCAGCCGCCAGGCCTGAAGGTCAGCGCGGTGGCGAACACCACGATCAGCAGCGCGGGCGCGGACGTTGAAGACGACGATCACCTGCGACGCCGCATCACGCTAGCACCCGAGCAGTTCAGTAACTGCGGGAGCCGCGAGGCCTACACGTTTTTTTCGCTCGGAGCGAATGCAGGGATCACGGACGTGGCGATCACGTCTCCAGAGCCCGGCCTGGTGCACATCCATCCTTTGATGGCGGATGGCCTGCCGGGTGCGCCTGTGCTGGCGCAGGTATTGGCCGCGTGCAACGGCGAGACGCGCCGGCCGTTGTGCGACACGGTGGTGGCGCTGGCGCCGGTGGTGCGGGCGGTGGACCTGCAGATCGCGCTCACGCTGTACGAGGGCGCGGACGCGGCATCGGCGCAGGCGGCGGCCTACCAGGCTGCGGCGGCCTATGTGCAGCGCATTCAGGCGCGGCTAGGTGTGGACGTGGTGCCGAGCCAGATCAAGAGCGCGTTGGATGTGTACGGCGTGTACCGCGTGGAGGTGATCTCGCCTGCGGCGGTGATGGTGATGGAGCCCAACGAGTGGCCGCAGATCACGGCGCTGGCGGTGTCGGTGGTCGGCGACGCGGAGGGCTGACCGATGGACCCGCGCTTCGTGAACCCGAGCCTGCTGGTGCCGCCGATGCGGCGCGACGCACACTTTCGCTCGGCGGAGGCGCTGAACGCGCAAACCAGCCTGCTGCCGGTGGACAAGGTCGTGATCTACGACTTTGACCACGTGGATGCGAGCGCGCTGCCAAGCCTGGCTCAGCAGTTCAACTGCTACGGCGATCTGGGCTGGGAGCTGTGCAACGGCGACCAGTCCGCGCAGCGCGAGTACCTGAAAAACGTGGTGGAGATCAAGCGTCTGAAGGGTACGCCGCACAGCATTCGCGAGATTTTTCGCTTGCTCGGCCTGGGCGAGGTGGTGATACACGAGGGGCGCGGCGGCAAGGCCTACGACGGCGCCTGGAGCTACGACGGCTTCCCGGTGTACGACGGGCGCTGGCGCGATTGGGCGGTGTACCGGGTGACCGTGAGCGCGATGCTGACGACGCGCATGGCCGCGCGCATTCGGGCGCTGCTGCTCAAGTGGGCACCGGCCCGCGACCACCTCTGGGACATCCGCAGCACGGACGGACTGCTGATCTACAACGCCTTCGCGAACTACGACGGCGCATACAACTACGGAGCCTATTGACCATGGCCTATCAACTCGAATCGCCCGAAAACTGGCCGCCAGGCGTGTACCAGATTGCCGTCACTGACCCGGTGTTGGGAGGCTCGGACGGGCCACCGAACCTGATGGGCACGGCGCTGGCGAACCGCGCGTTGTACCAGCGCATGCGCAACGTCACGCCCTGGAGCGCCGACCTGGCCGCGCTGCACGCCTACCCGGCTGGCGCATGCGTGATGCACCTGGGCGTGAGCTGGAGGGCGAAGGTGGACAACGACGTGCCGCCCGGGAGCGATGCGGCTAAGTGGGAGCGCTGGGGATTTAGCGAGAGCGAGTTGTCGGCGGCCGTGGCCGGGTCGAATTCGAACATTGCCGAGGTCGTCAACAACACCTACATCGGCCCGACTCCGCAGAAGCTGCGGGTGTTTTCGCCGGGTACGGTGCTGACCGATATGCCAAACATAGGGCAAGACTACGTGCTCCAGACCTTGGTCCTGACCGGCGCACGCCGAGCACGGATCTTCGCGCACGCCAGTTTCAGGAACGACTCGACGACGGCGTCATGCACCATCGGTTCCTCGCTGCGGGTCGACGGGGCCGATGTATTTGGCGGCCACTACCTGGGTGCTGAGTTGCAGCCGAAGGTGTCGGGCAATGCGGGTCAGATCCCGCTGACGATCATGGACGCAGCTTATGGGCTGAATCCGGAGACCACCTACACGATCACCCTGACCGCCCAAAAGGGCGTGGCTGTCGGCCCGATTATCGTGAAAGACAGCTACATCGACGTGGAGTATGTGTGATGAACAAGTTCTACCGACGTGTTGTTGATGGTGTCGTATCGATGCTGGAGTCGAGCGTGGCGCTCGACGACCCATCGCTCACCGAAATCACGCAGGAAGAGCACCTGCATGCGTCTGCGCCGCCAGTGCTGACGAACGCAGAGCTGGTCGATCAAGCGAAGGCGCTGGCCATCAAGCGCACGGTCGTTTTCGCAAACAAGATTCGCGAGCGCGTCGCGAACAGCAAGCACTACCTGCAGGCCGCACGCTGGCCGATCCAACTGGCCGCCGCCCAGGCAGCGAAGGCCGGCACCGCCAGCGCATTCGACACCGATGTGCTGGCGAGGGAGGCGCGTCTGCGCGGGCTGGGGGAGACAGTCGAGCAACTGGCTGACAAGGTGCTTGCGAACAGCTACGTGTTTGCGCACATCGGCGCGGCCGTGGACGGCATCGAGCGCGCCACTATCGACGCCATCACAGCCTACGCTGGTCAGGACCCCGAGCACTACGAAGTGATCCTCACCGATGCCAAGGCGGCCGGCCTCGTTGAGTTCCTGGACATCTTCGGGGGCGTGTACGGCCAGGCGCAGGCGCAGGCTACGGTGGATGGCATCTTCGAAGCGTGACGATGGACCTCGCACGCGGCCAGATCATTGCCTGCTACATCGGCGACCACAACGGCGACGGGCTGTTGGCCGAATTGGGCGTTTGGATCATCCGCTGGGCGCAGCGAGGCGCGATGTTTTCCGACACGACGCACATGGAACAGGTGCTGGCGCTGCACCCGGACGGCTCGGTGGACATCGGCTCGGCCACGCTGCGCAAGGAGCACCCGGTGACCGGTCAGAACGGGGTGCGGATCAAGCGCTACGTGCATCTGACGCCTGGGCACTGGCGCATCTACTTTTGCGAGCGGCAGGGTCCGCTGTTTGACCCGGCTCGGCCTGCGGTGGTGCTGGCGGCTGAGGACGGTAAGCGGTACGACCTGGCTGGGGCGATTGCGAGCGCGGTGCTGCGCGTGCGGCAGGCGCTAGGCCGCTGGTTCTGCTCGGAGATCGTGATGCACATCGCGGGCTTCCTGGACGCGTGGATCTTCACGCCGGCCCGCGCTGAGGCGGTGGTCGCGAGCTTCGGCCGCGAGATCACCGAAGAGTTTTTCAACCGACTGGAGGCCTGAGATGCTTCGATTTCGTCACTTTTTCATGCTGGGCATGTTCCTGCTCTGGCCGTTGCTGATCGTGCTGACCGACCCCGAGTCGGGCATGCTGCGCGGCTTCTTTCCGAACGCCGCGTGGGCCTCTATGGCGGTGTTCATTCAGGCGCTGGGCTCCAAGACCATGGGCCTGCTGTTTGCCTGGTGGTCGTACATGGCGTTTCGCGACTATGAGGAGGCGGACAACCGCTTCCTGTTTGCCCAGGTGCGCATTCATGGGAACGTGGCCGCAGGGCTGGCGCTGATCGCTAACGCGCTGATCTTGGCGATCCTGATCGTGGTGTTCTGCTGGGGTCTGGACGCCACTGCGCCCGCGATTTCCGGCGCGCTCAGCTCGATGCGAGGTGGCTGACATGCGCCGACTAATCTGCATCGCGCTGCTGGCCTTGGTGCCGGCGTTGGTGGTGGCCGCAGACGTGGCCACGACGATCCCGGCTCGGGCCTACGACCACCTGGGCACGTTCCGCGCCGAGACGGCCACGATCTGGCCGGGCATTCCTGACCGGGCTTACCCGCTGGCTTTGGCTGAGCATGAGAGCGGCTGCTTTGCGATGCCGAAGAAGTGCATGAACCCGGCCAGCAGCTTCAAGACGGCCCGGGAGCGTGCCTGCGGCCTCGGTCAGGTGACCGAGGTCTATGGCCGTTTCGACAAGCTGGGCGAGCTGGTGCGGGCCTATCCGCAGCAGCTGCGCGGGTGGACCTGGGCGAACTGCGCGAGCCGGCCGGACTACCAGGTGCGGGCGATGCTGTTGATGCTGCGCGCCGAACACAAGTCGCTGGCCAGCGTGCCGCTCACGAAGGACGCCCTGCAGATGCTCTCGGCCTCCTACAACGGCGGACCGGGGATGCTGGCGAAGGAGCGGCGAGCCTGTGGCATGACGGCGGGTTGCGACCCGATGCGCTGGACGGGCCACGTGGAGCGTGTGTGTTTGCGCGGCAAACGGGTGATCCCGGGCACGCGGCGCACGGCCTGCGAGATCAGCAGACATCATGCGGGCGACGTGGACGCTCGGATGGCGAAGTACCGGAGGTTGATATGAGCAGCAAATCACTCACCGCGCTCAAGTGGGTTGCCAGTGCGTTCATGGGCAGCGCTGGAGCCTGGAGCTGGGCGATCTGGCTGGGCGTTGGTGCGGCGGCCACGGCCGGCGCGCTGGCCTGGCACGCCGGGCAGGTGCACACAGCCGTGAAGGCCGCTGAGAAGCGCGGCGCAGCGCCTGTGCAGGCGCGGTGGGACAAGAGCCGGGTCGAGGTCGCCGAGGCGGTGGCAACGGCCCACCGTGAAAACGCGCGGGAGTTGTCCCGTTTGGTGCAAGTCAATCAGGAGGTGCAAGGTGCATACAACACGATTCTGGCCAGCGTGGCCGATGCTGATCGCTCTCGGGCTGCTGGTGCAGGGCTGCGCAACGCAGAACGTGCCGCCATCGTTGCCGCCGCCCAGCGAGCCGCCTCCGATGCCTGTGGTCGATATGCCGAGGCCGCCGAGCGCGATCTTGAGCGATCTGAGACAGACACAGACAGATTCGGACACGAGGCGGTGCGAGCGTCAGCGGCGGCTCACGCGCTCAACAGCACCTTGCTCGCCCGGCGAGACGCCGCAGCCGCACGCCGCTCAGCCCGTACCGGGCAAGACACCCTGAAACCCACCCAACCGGAGATCAAGCAATGAACAAGAGAATCCTTTCCCTCGCGGTCGTCATCGCCGCTGTCAGCCTCGTCGGGTGCGGCTCATTCACCAAAGACGGCGACCGGATCTCCGACTTCAAGGCCTCGGCTGATGCGAACAAGAGCATGTATTCCGACCAGGCGGACGTGCAATGGAAGACCCAGGAAACGCTCGCCAAGTGTTTTGAAAAAGCCACAACGGACATAGGGTTGGCGGTCTGCGGTCTGACGACGCAGGCGACGAACATCAACCAGACGGTGAACGGGCGACCGACGCCGAACCGCAACCCCACAACCGGCGTCGAAGCCGCCCAGGCGGTGGGCACCACGGCGGTGAAGGCCACTGCGGCGGCGACGACGGCTGTGGGCGTTGCGAACGCGGCTGCAGATGCGTTCAAGGGCGCTGCGGATGCCCAGGCTCAGACGGCCAGCGAAGGAATCACTGCTGCGAGCAAGGACCCGCTGGTGGTGCGGCCTGAGATTGTGCAGCCGATGGTGGTACAGGTGCCGGCCTCGATACCGTAAAGAAGTGGCGACTGGGCCAGGTGCGTCAACACCAGACCCAGCCGCTTCCCCTGCTGAATAGACCAGCAAGCTCGGCCAGGGCCACCCCACCTGTACAGGCGTGGGAATTGTACCGGGCCGTTTTCACTCCAAGAAAACAGCTTGCATCATGATCAACAAACAGCCGAAGAGTTTC